AATCGCTGGGATGATTATGACGACGATTCTGGCGGTGAGAGCGACGCCAAAGGCCATTAAACAGATTGAGGAGCGGACGGGGGAAAATGACCATGACGGAGCGATGAAAAGCCCGACAGCTCTTGAGGTGATCAAGACATGCTGGAAATGTTATATTCCCGCCGCCATTACCGGGGCAGCTTCCATTGCTTGCCTAGTTGGGGCCAGCTCGGTCAACGGTAGGCGAAACGCGGCACTGGCAACAGCTTACAGCCTGTCGGAGACGGCATTGAAGGAATATCGTGAAAAGGTTATTGAAACCGTTGGAGAAAAAAAGGAACAGAGCATCCGGGACGAAGTGGCCAAAGATCGGATCGCGGAAAATCCGGTGCGGGGCCGGGAAGTGATCCTGACAGACAGGGGAAATACCCTGTGCTATGACAACGTGTCCGGACGCTACTTCAAATCCAACATTGAAAGTCTGCGCAAGGCCGAAAACGAGATCAACCGCCGAATGAGAGACGAGATGTATATTTCTCTCAATGAGTTCTACGATGAGATCGGACTGGCCCATATTGGCGTTGGGGACGACATTGGGTGGAATATTGGCAAGGGATATTTGGAGCTGTTCTTTAGCGCCCAGCTGGCGGAGGACGGATCGACGCCCTGTCTTGTGATGGACTACGCTGTGATTCCGGAATACAACTACCGGTAACGGACCGCGAAAAAAACATACCCTTTGATGAGGAATAACCCTATTAAAACATAGGAGGAAACACAAATGGAAAACAACGAAATTCTGGAAGGCGAATTGGTGGAAGAGATTCAGGGTTCTTGCGGAAATGGTATGAAAACCGTGGCCATTGTTGGCGTATCTGCGGCCGTTGGAGCTTTGCTCTGGGACCGGCTGATCAAGCCAATGTGGCATAGGATCAAGGCCAAATCCAAGGACGTGAAACCCCATCAGGAACCGAAGCGGGATGACGGAGTGGCCCAGAAGAGTTCCGGCAAATAACAAAAAGGGAAATCCCCCGCAAGAGGAGGCGGCCATTACAGGCGCTTCCTCTTTTTTTTGTCTTTGAGAAAGGAGTTATGCATGGCGAATTTATTTGTTGCTGTAGACGTCGGGTGCATCGAATGCGGAGAAGAAACCGCGGTGCTCGGCGTATTCACCCCCCAAGAAAAAGCAGAGAAAGTATGCGATGATCACCGTCAGCGTCAGGCTCTAGATTGGTATGGTGAGCACCGATTCGGAGTGTTTCCCATCGATGAGGTAGATGTGGAGCACCGGGTTGAGTATTCGTGGAGGATTACGTCATGAATGAATACAAGCCGAATTCTCACCGCTCCAAAGAAGAGGATCAAAGAGAAATCGTCGCTACGGACAAAAAAGTGGAAAAAGTCGTATCCGGCACGGCAAAAGCCCGGAAAAGGAACGAAATGCAGAAGCTGGCGGACGTGTTCATCTCCAAGGATGTAAGCAGCGTGAAAAGCTATATCCTTCTAGATGTGTTGATCCCGGCCATGAAGAAGGCCGTGTCGGACATTGTGACCAACGGGATCGACATGCTGCTGTACGGAGAATCCGGAGGGCGGAAGGGCGGCACGGCGGCCTCAAAGGTTTCTTACCGAAGCTACTACGATAAGCAGCGTGACCGGGACTATGGCGAGCCTTCCAGGCAGAGAGCCAAAACCGGATACAGCTATGACGACGTGATCTTCGATAACCGCGGAGACGCTGAGGAAGTGCTTAGCCGAATGGACGAGCTTATCAGCCAGTTTGGAATTGTAAGCGTGGCGGACCTCTACGACATGGCTGGAATCACCGGGAATTACACGGACAACAAGTACGGTTGGACGGATATCTCCGCGGCGACGCCTGTCCGAATGAAAGACGGGTATATCATCCGGCTGCCAAGGGCGATGCCGGTAAACTGAAAGGAGAAAGCGTGACGACATATCACACGCACCACACCGCCTGGGCCTTTGAGCGCTTCGGGAAGAGGTTTATTTGTTATCTTCTGCTGCTTCCTCTTCTGATTGTTCTGCGCCCCGTGATGGCCGTTGGCGACTGGTTAAGTCGGCTATTCTACCGATTGCACGAATGAAGGAGGCTTTGAAATGAAGCTGAAAGTTTGTCCTAACTGCGGTTGGCATAGGGTTACTCTTTTTCCGCTCCATATTTGGAGTGTTGATGAGGGAGATAGGCGAACATTTCACATTCAGTGTAATCACTGTTCCTGGAAAAGTCGCAAAAGCCGCTTTAGGTGGGTAGCCAAACGCTGTTGGAACAATGGAAAGGGAACTATGACTACCAGAAGGGAGTTTGAATGTGGAATCTATCGCGGATAAAGTATATTGCGAAAAAATGGTAAACCATCCGCCTCATTACATGTCCCCCAATGGTTTGGAGGTTATTGATGTAATCGAGGCATTTACCAAGGACCTTACCGGGATCGAAGCAACGGATACCGGAAACATCATCAAATATGCCTGCCGTTGGAAGAACAAGAACGGCGTGCAAGACTTGAAAAAATTGGCCTGGTATGCGAATCATTTAATCCAGCATCTGGAAAAAACGATGAAAATCGAGGAAGCAATAAAGTCTGCGAAAATGGCGGCAACTTCCACTGAGTGTGCCCGTTCGGTTGCCGCAGAATAAAAAGGAGAAAACCAACACATGAAAAAGATGGAACTCATGAACAAGCTTGGCGACGCCTTCGGGAAAGCCAGCTTTACGTTGAAAAAGCATAGTCCGGAGATTCTGGTGGTAAGCGGCGTCATCGGCGTGGTCACCAGCGCTGTGCTGGCCTGCAAGGCGACCCTCAAGTTGAACGAAGTGCTGACCAGGGCCAAGGACAAGGTGGAGGATATCCACTGGACAACAGAGAACGGCGGGGATCCGCAGGAGGCCAAAAAGGAATTGACCGCCGTATATGCCCGGACCGGGCTGGAGCTGGTAGGTCTTTATTTGCCTTCCGTGGGCCTGGGGGCGCTCTCCATCGCGGGAATTCTGACCTCCAACAATATTCTGTGTAAGCGGAATGCTGCTCTCGCGGCGGCTTATACGGCCATCGAGGGGAGCTTCCAAGGGTATCGTGCGCGACTGATTGAACGGTTCGGGGAGGAGGTCGATAAGGAGCTTCGATACAATGTTCACCAAGAGAAACTTGAAGGGACGGAGGTGGATGAGAACGGTAAGACCAAAAAGGTGAAAAAGACCGTGCAAGTCACCGATATCGACGAAACCAGCGACTATGCCCGCTACTACGACCACAGAACCAGCCAGGCATGGGAGGAGAGCAGCGATTACAATCGGATGTTCCTGAAGGCTCAGCAAAACCTGGCGAATAATCTGCTGATTGCGCACGGATACCTGTTTCTGAATGACGTATATGAGATGCTGGGAATTCAGCGCTCCATTCCCGGACAGGTGGTCGGCTGGGTGTATGACAAAGCGCAGGACTGCGGTGAAAACTATGTGGACTTCGGCATCACGGAAACCTATCGAAAGGATGAGAGCGGTGAGTTGATGCCGACGATCCTGCTGGATTTCAACGTGGATGGAAACATCTGGGAGCGGGCGGCTCAAAAGAAGCTTGTGACGGCGTAGACGGGAAGCGGACGTGCAAAACAGCAAGGAGGAGAACGCCATGAATAACGGGTGGACCTTTGTCTCCTATGTGCTTGCCGCTGCGGCAAGCATTTGCTTTATCGGCGGGATGGCCGTGTTGTCAGGCGGGAAGGAGAAGTAATATGGACTTGCTGGAAAACATTCTGTTCGCTCTGGATGGTATGTTGGACACAAAACGCAAGCGTCACATTACCGGAGGTATTCTGCTAAGCGCGTCTCTTCTCTTTGGCGGGCTTTCCATGACGGCGTTCACTATTAAAAGTGAGGCCGAATAACGGGGAGGACAATCGGATGGGAAAAGGATTTTCGGCGGTAATCGGATTCGCCATGGGCGGAGCGATTGGGTTTCTGGCGTCGAAACAGTATTTTCAAGAAAAATACCGGAAGGTCGCGGATGAGGAAATCGAATCTGTGAAAGCGGCTTTCCGGAAAAGGAACAAACCAAAAAGCGATCGAGTCCAAGGGGCCCCGCCTTTGGACGAAGCGAACGCCACATACACCAACTATTCTAAGATGCTCGGGTATAAAACCGAAACCGAGGAGCTTGGTATGGATGATACACCGGTGGTTCTTAGGAAAGAACCCTATGTCATTCCGCCGGAGGAGTTTGGCGAAGCGTCCGGCTACGAGCAAATCAGCCTGACCTATTACCGGGACGGTATTTTGGCGGATGACAACAATGTT